GTCGCTGCCGCTCACAGCGACGGAGCGGCGACTGACTCAGGCGTATCTGAGTCTGTCCGATCAACTCCGCTGGAGATCACCTGTCGCATGAACTCAGGCCGATACAAAAACCGTGTGAGCATCCGCCGGCTGAAATCCACAGCCACACAGGACGCCCACGGCCAGATCGACAACACCGACGCCGCAAACTGGGAAGAGGTCTGTTCTACCTGGGTCGGATGCGTCAGTCGGGGTGGCCGCGAATTCTGGAAAGTCGATCGACTCGAGGCTGATGTCACGCACGTTTGGACCTCGCGTTATTTTTCAACACTGGCCACAGCCACACCGGCGGATCGACTCGTTGAACGCGACGGCACAGAACACAACATCGTCAGCGTGATCGATGTCGACAACGCCGGGGCTGTGATGGAAATTCAGACCAAACGGGCGGTGATGTAGTGGCGAAATTCCACGCAACACAGATAGGTTTTTCGTCGACACTGACGGGTGATAAGGCACTTGATCGGCAACTGAGCCGGCTGGGCTACTCTGTCCAAAACAAACTGATTCGGCAGGCCATGCTAGCGGCGTTGCGTGTTGTCACAAAGGCCATGAAGAAAGAGATCAAAACAAACAACGCCAAGAACACCGCCTGGGTCAAGAAAACGATCGGCCACAGGTATACGAAAAAAAGTAAGCGAACCGGCCGCCTCGAGGTGCTCGTCGGTGCTGGAGTTGGGAAGACGAAACTGTACGCGCCACACTCGATCCTGTTTCTGTCATCCTCATTCCAAGAGCGATTCAGAAAGTCAGGCGGATCGACCGGACGGTTTCCGCGGATGCAATCACACGGCGCAATCATGCGTGGCTGGGAAAATTCCGAGGACATCGCTTTCGGTGTGATGAAAACAAAACTACGCGAGGGCATCAACCGCGAGGCACTCAAGAAATGAGAGCCAGTCTGATCACACTACTGAACGCTCAGTCATCGATCACCGATCTGGTATCGACCCGCATCTATCTCGACAAGGCTCCAGAGGGCTGCGGGCTGCCGTATATCGTCATCCTGCAACACGGGTCAGACGAGTTTATGACCAGCGACAACACCGGCAACCTGCGAGGAATCGATTTCTCAATTATCTGCCGAGCACAACGCGGCGTGTCATCGGTGGCCGTGGCCGACGCGGTGCGGCTGTTCATCGAAGACTATTCTGGGGCAGCCGGCAGCGAAACCATTTCGGCGGTCATTCTCGAAAGCGTCAGTGACCAATTTGAGCCGCCGGTTGACGGCAGCGACATCGGCAAACACGCAAGCACTCTCGACCTGCAAATCTTGTACAACCCAGCATAGGTGACCACATGACCAAAATTGCATGCAAAGGCGCAACACTCTCTGTCGGCGGAAGCGTGACGCAACTGCTCAGCGTCGATTTTTCTGGCCTCGAAATTCAGACCTACGATGCCACCAGTCTCGACACGTCGACCGACGGCAAGCAATACCAGAGGACGGGCTTCTATGAGCCAGGAACTTGGAGTGCGGAAGTATTTTTCGACCCGTCGGTACATGCCACGCAGACCGCATTCTTCGCCAGCCTGACCGCGGCCGCCGCACTGGAAACCGCAAGCGACCCGGCCATTGTGATCGACTACCCGAATTCGCAAGGCGGCATCTCGTTTGGTTCTGCCGGCCTGACCCTCGATAGTTCGGTGGTCATGGACGACGGATTGAAGGCCACGATCGGCGGCCAGATCTCCGGGGACATCACATTCGCCGCAAGCTAACAGGACGCACACTATGATCGACCGCGACACATTTCTGAAACCGATTCCACGCCGGCGGGAACGCGTGCCGCTGCCAGAGTTCGGCAACGGCACATCCTGCTGGGTTTACGGTTGGACTGCCGGCGAGCGGACAGCCTGGGAGAAAGAATTCCAGAAACCGAACGGCAAAACCGACAAGGCCAAACAGAATGAAATCCGGGAGCGTTTGGTCGTCCGATGTGTCCGCGACGACAACGGCCAGGCACTGTTCACGAACGACGATCTCGAAGCAATCCGCCAGCAGGACGCGGCAGTCGTCGAACGGATCGTCAACGCGGCATTGACCATCACAGGCGTCACAGAGAGCGACATCGAGGAACTGGCGGGAAACTCCGAAGCGATCACACCCAGCGGCTAGCGATGCGTCTGTCGCTTGCATGTGGTCGCACAGACTGGCGGCAGTTTTTAGACGAGATGACGCCGGAGCAGCTCGACGAATTCGCCGCGTTAGACGTCGTCGAGGGAACCGGAATCAACAGGGTTTGCGACGTGTTGGCCCTGGGCTTTACGGCACTGTGTCGGGCCTGGGGCACATCAGCGGAACCACACTGGTTCCTACCAGGCGACGACGGAATTCAAGAAGTCGAACCGGGGCAGATGTCTGATTTGTTTCGGGCTCAGTTTGGAGCGGTGGCAGATGGCCAGTCTGAACAAATTAGTAGTCAACCTGACGGCCAACACGGCGAAGTTTGACAAGTCGATGAAACGCAGTCAGGCGGCCATTGGGTCGATGCGAAAGAGTGTCCTCCGCCTGGCCGGTGCCTATATTAGTCTTCGCAGCATTGGGTCGGTGACATCAGCGGCGAGGGAGCAGATCAGATCAGAGCGAAAACTGGCCGCAGTAATAAGAGCCACGGGTGGCGCGGCTGGGTTTAGCCTGGAGCAGATGAAAGAGTATGCGTCGGAGTTGCAGAACGTCACCAACTTCGGTGACGAGGCGACATTAAGCGCGATGGGGATTCTTGCGACATACAAGAACATCAAGGGCGACATGTTCAAGCTCGCTGTCGAGCGTGCAATGGATATCGCAGAGACATTCGGCGGCGACCTGGAATCAAACATAAACCTCATGGGTAAAGCCCTGAATGATCCAATTGAAGGCATGAGCGCGCTCAAGAAAAAGGGCGTAGTATTGTCGGCACAGGACAAGGTTAGGGTGAGACAGTTACAACTACAGGGCGACCTACTCGGCGCACAGAAGATACTAATGGCTGAAATCGCAGGCCAGGTCGGCGGCGTGGCCCGACGTGTTGCAGACCCGATCACGCAAATGGGCGACCAGTGGAGTGATATTAAGGAGAAACTCGGACAGGGTATCTTGTTCGTTGTTCAACCGTTCACACACGCCATAACCGAGGGTTTGAAGCAGGCGAATTGGTGGATGGATAAACTTGGAAAGTCTGTCAAAAATGCCCTGGGGCCGATGGAAAAGATGACCCTGAAATGGGAGCGAGTCGTGTGGGCACTCAAGTTGATCAAAGATTTACAGCCGTGGTTCTGGATTCAGGGGCCGGCTGACTTCTTTCCGCCAGGCGTCGGCATCGGTAAGAATGGGAAAGCCGGCGGCAAGGATGGAGCAGGTGACGGCCCAGGCGATGGCGTGGCCGACCTGCCAGCGGGGCAGAAGTTCGCCGGTGCGATGCTCCGCGGAACACAGCAAGCCTACTCCACAATTCTCAACGCCACATCGAACAAACAGAACCAAAAACTCGATATGGTGGTGGCGAACGGCAACGAGTCAAATGCGATCCTGAAAAACATCGAGCGAAACACGAACGCCGGACAGCCCGCGATCGTTCCAAATCTGGGGATCGCATGACAATCACAGCCGTCAAAGAACTGTGGCAAGGCCGAGAGGGTGAATGGTCCGAGGACCAGCGATCCTATACGCGAGTGTTTCGCGTCGAAACAGATTACAAATACCACCACGCCGGCGACATCGAAACCAACATTCAGATCCCAAAGATTGGAATGCCATTCCCGGCGGATTACAACGCACGTTGCGTGTCTGTTGTACCGCGGTCTGAGTCATTCAGCCCGTACATCTGGCTGACAACCTGCGTATATCGCAGCAAAGGTAAAGACGAGGGATCACCGCCAGAATTCGATCCGACATCAGACCGGGCCGTTATCCGATGGAACACAGAAGCCTATCAGCGAGTGTGTGAGAAAGCTTATTGGGTATCGTCGACAGCAGACGACGCACCGCCACCACCACAGGACTCGCCGGACATCCCCAAGATTGGCGTGGTCAACTCTGCCGGTGACCCGTTTGACCCACCCGTGATGGTCGACGATTGCCGGTTCGGCGTGACTGTTACTAAAAACCTGGCCACGGTGCCGACGTGGATCTTGAACTACGTGAACGCAATCAACGACGACGAGGTAACCATAGACAATGTCGTAGTGCCGATGCGATCACTGAAAGTTATGTCCGTGTCAGTCGGCGACTGGCGAGAGCGGAACTGGACGTCATACCGCGAAGTTTCGATGGCGTTTTCTGTCGAGACGGTGAGCCATGTGCGTGATGTTCTTGACGCTGGTTTCCGTGAAAAGTCTGGCCTGCGCGTGATCGTGCGAAAAAATATAGTCAACGATGACGGCAGCCGCATCAGTTCGCCAGCCCTGCTCGACGGCAACGGTAAAAAGCTCGACGACCCACAGCCAGAAGACGCGATCTATATGCGTTACGGCGTCTACCCGGAGGGCGACTTCAACGTACTCAAAAATCTGCTAGGATTCTGAAAACATGGCAAATGAAATCACGGCACTTGCAAAATTTGTACTCGACAACGGGCCACTCAAATACACGTCAAACCCAGGCTCGATCCAGATCGACCAGACGACGGCGCGAATGTTTTCGTCAGTCGTCAACGTGGGCACATCGGAGGAGGTAATTACTCTCGGCGATGTATCCGCACCGCGTGTGTGTGTGATGCAAAATCTGGACGCAACGAACTATTGCGAGTGGGGGCCGACGGACAGTGGAGCGATGGTAGTCGCGGGTCGGCTGCGGCCAGCGTCGATCCCGAGTCAGTTTGAAATCGACCCTGGCATAACGCTGCGGATGAAATCCAACACGGCCGCGTGTGATGTCCTGGTTACCGTTACGGAGACCTAGACCGTGGCCGGCTACGTTCTCGGCGAACAGGCTGTGAGGCAGATCCGCGAGCTGTTCCGCGTGGAGGCCTCACGCCTACAAAATCCAGACACACAGCGGGGCAGGTGGCAGGGCCATCAGGGCGACTGTGACTTTCTGGCGTTCGAGATCACCGCGGCGGATTGCGACGAAAAAACAGCCGTCGGCACGATCATCTACCGTCCGTGTGGCTGCGGTGAACTGGCCGGCGAAACATCCGCCAGCGGCATACCGAAAGTTGACCTCGTCGACATAACCTGCTTCTTCGTGCAATCAACAGATTTAAGTTTAGTCGGTAGGAAGGGTTACGCGAGTCGGATGGTCGCCGACGATGGCCAACAGCAAAACGAGATCCAGACACTCGACATCACGGGCGGCCCGCCGACCAGTGGAACATTCACAATCACGGTAACGATTGACGGCTTGGAAGAAACAACAACGACCATCAACTGGGATGCGAGTGCGGCAGAAGTGCAGGCGGCACTTGAGGCGCTATCTATCCTGGGCACTGGAAGCGTGACCTGTGGCGGCGGCGATCTGCCAGGAACGCCAATCACGATCGAGTTCACCGGCCCGGAAGTTGAAAGCACCAATATCGACCCGATGACCACGGGAGACTCAACACTCGACGACGGAACCGCGGTTATCACAGAAACTCAACGCGGCGTCACTGCCGATTGTATCTGGGCTATCACCTGGCTCTGCCCGCTGAATGAGGTCTGTGCCTGATGCCATGCGGAAACATCAACGAGACCGCGTATGGATGTGCGAAATGTCATCGCCTGGTGCCAGACTGTGGCGCGGGAACCGAGGGCTGTTGTAGTTGCCTTCCGCTTTTTTTGTGTGTCGATTTTAGAATAACATTCCCTACAACCGGATCGTGCGGCGACTGTGATTGTGATCGATACCAGACGCGTCTCGAATTAAGCTGTGCCGGCGGGTCGCCAGTCTATAGCGGCAACATTGTCTGTGGTTCGATGACGATTGACGTGTCATTCTCGATCGTCAAAAACGACGACGGGCAATGTCTGCTGTGCCTGACCTCAACGGAACTGGGACTGGCCTGCACATCGGCCGCGAGCTATTCCGGCGGCGACCCGATGGCCGACCCGAACCATACATACGACTGTGAAACCGCTGTTGATGATGACCCGACGTGCTGCTGTTTAAATGGGGAGTGGCTCGATCTAGATTTGTCTGGCGTCACTGGCAGTACAGGCTGCACACAGGCATCGATAACAACACGGGCACCAGCCTACTCGACGCCAAACTGGGGCGACTGCTCAAATTGCTGGAGTGAATGCCCGTGTACAACCTGTGATGTGTGCGTGTGCCTGCTCCGTTATGATGACACGGCAGTTATTCGGTGCCAGGAATGCCGCGACTGTGATGAGCTGACGTTCGATCCCGACATTGGAAGCTATGGCGGCTGGGGGCCGACAACGCTGACCTGCGGCGACATAACAACGACCGTCAACATCGAACTCAACTCAGATTGCGGCGTGTCGATTTCAGCGACCGGGTACACGATCGATGACCAGTTGATGGGCTGCCCAGATTTTGCACTCGCCGTAACACTCGACGATGATCCAAGCGATACGGTTGAATTGCATATAAACTCCCGGCAGTGTGGTGAGGACTGTGACACCGCGGACCCGCCAGCGGAATGTGAGGGATGCTGCGCGGCGATGTCTGACATCCACTGCGAGGAGCCAGAGTTTACCGTCACAGTATCATCGAACGATTGCTCCGCACTGAACGCGACGGCAACGCTGACGCAGCTTGGGCCAGGTGAGTGCATCGTGTACGACTCGACAGCGAATGCCGATTTCTGCGACCCTGAAACCGACCCGGCGTGTGATGCGTGTGCCCTGGCCGGCTGGTCGGCCGAGTTGGATTGCGATCCAGATTGTAATTCCGATGAACCGTGCCGCGGTGCGTTTCTGTCGTTCTCGTGGGACAACGCCTGTTGCGACGAGCTGGCCGGTTCGACCCTCGGCACGCTCTGGCCAACGGCGTGCTCTTGTGAGCCGTTTTCGCTGACGTTTGAGATTCCGTCGTTTGAGAATGTCTGCTGTTCCTGCGAGTCTGCCACGACCTGCTCTGATGTCGTCATCACAATCACTGAGGCGTGACAATGGCCGACGGTTGCGAATGTGAGATTCCAGAGACCGGCAGAATCCGGTGCCAGCGTCACGGCTGTGAAAAAGACAAGACACAGGTCAAGCTGTGCCAGGACGGTGGCAAGTTCTGGCAAGCGTGGGAGTCGTGTAAGCTCGCCGGGCAAGATTGCTTCACGGGCCAGATCCTGCAACCCCTGACACGGCCTGTGCGTGGTTCAATCAAGGTGGTGCGGAAACCATCAGACAAAGCCACAGCAGGCGGTCCAGGGACCGAACTGAAACGATTGCTGCGACGTGTGGGGATCGTGCCGACTGCGAATTGCAGGTGCAACGCGCATGCCCGCAAAATGGATCGCGAGGGCATCGACTGGTGCGAGCAGAACACGGATACGATCATCGCCTGGCTGGCCGCTGAATCGACGCGGCGTGGCCTGCCGTTTCTGCGACCCGCTGCCACAGCCATTATCAGGCTAGCGATCAGGCGGGCTCGCCGATCGGTACAGGACTGATTTCCCAGCGGCTTTCTGCTATTTTCTATTTCTGTCTTGATTACGGTTGACATGATCAAGATAGCGTGTAAGATGGTCGATATGAGGAACACGGAAACAACAAGCACACAACTGAAAGGCGACACGATGGACAAGCGACAGACAATCACCGAGGGCTGTGTTGTGTATATCGCGGGCCATGAGATGGTTGCGACAGACGTTCGTGTAGAAATACCAACCGACCCTATCACAGGAATTGAACTCGGCAGTGTCGACGACGATGTAGCACGGGTCACATTTGTGGGGACATTTACAGCCAGCCGAAGAAATGACCGGGATCGGCACACTCTATACAACGGCAGCCGATACGGTGGGAACCGACTGGCCTACATATTTTGAGCCGGTTCGTATAGCAAGTCGCTGCGGCGGCGCAAGCTGATCGAGGGGGCCGGAGACCACAGCGGGACCGCCGTCCTGCTGGCTTCCTGCTATTTTCTATTTCTATCTTGAATACGGTTGACATGATCAAGATAGCGTGTAGAATTGTCGATATGAGAAACACGGAAACAACACAAACACAACTGAAAGGCGACACGATGAAGACAGCAACATACCAGCGAAAAGACACGGCGATCCGCGGCGACATCATCACGGCGGGTGGGACGCGAGACGTATATCACCTCGAGCACGCGTTGAGCCCGGACACGCTGGACGACCGAAACGAATACCGCAGCCGAATTGAGGCGCTTGCGGCAAAGTACGACATCCCAACACGGTCAACACTGCCGATTGACTGACAACCAGCGGCAACCGCCGCGATGACGGGAGATGATGACAGATGGAAGAACTCGACACACTTTATGCGTTCACCGATGTGACCGCCGAACACGTTCTCAACATCGGCCCAGGCGGCTGGGGCTGGACGCCGATCGACAGCCCACAGGTGGCGGGCGTTGCGTTTGTGGTCGGCGGCGAGGCAAGCGCACGCGACTTTCAGCAGTGGCATAAAAACGAGGGCCGGCACATCCGCCGCGTGGGAGTTGTGCTGGTCGAGCGATGCCCGGATCGGTGGATCTGGCCGCCACCAATCGCGGTCGGTCGAACGCCAGTGGCACGGGAGCTGACCACAGAACAGCTAGCCGAGTTCCAGCGGCACTGGAGGTTAGCGTCGATTGGGCCATCGACAGGGCCGCCACCAATCGCGGTCGGTCGAACGCCAGTGGCACGGGAGCTGACCACAGAACAGCTCGCCCAGATCCTGGCAGAAAATGCACACCGGCTGTGTGTCTGGTCACCGCCCCACACTAATTGGCAGGCGTGGCCAGGCGTGGCAAGTGTGGAGATTAACGGCCCGCTGGTGCAACTCAACATCGAAACGGGATCTGACGACGCAACCCAACTCAGGGGCTATTGAATGACTGACAACACACACGGCGGCCGGCGTGACGGTGCCGGCCCGAAACCGAAATACAACGAGCCGACGATACAAACCGCGATCAGGCTGCCGGCTTCGATGGCCGACTGGATTATCGCCGAGGCTGATCGGCGGGACGTCAGCCGGTCTGATGTAATCGTCGAGATGTTGCGAGCCGGCACGGACTGCACAGGCACGTGTATCGGTTCCAATCGCTGACGCTCGCGAGAGAGCTGGAGGGCTGTGGTGCAAATGGCAGCACACCGGCAAGACCCGGAGTTGCGGGTTCAAATCCCGCCGGCCGCGGCCAGCATTTCTCGGAATTAGTGCTACAACGCAAAATCGGTTCACACTGCTTTTACAGACCTGCCGGCATTCTCGGCGGCCGTTAGTGCTACAAAATCCAGAATCGGAATTGACACGCCTGGCTCACGTCTGTAATATCCGCCGAAGTCACAGCAAACCACAAACTAGCATGAATAACCATGACACAGCACAGTAAACTACTAACCACAGACGAGGCCGCCGCGGTGCTGAAATTGCATCCAGACACGCTGCGGCATTGGCGGTCGACTGGGTCAGTTGATCTGCCGTACATCTATATCGGTCGAAACGTGCGATACCCGGCGGATCAGTTGGCGGACTACCTGACGCACAACGCACGGAGAATTCCGCCCACAGAATTGAAACGAATCCGAACAGAGATTCAGGAAGAAATACGGGGTGAGGAATGACGTGGACTCTGGGCCACATCGTGGCTCTCATTTTCGGGTCGGTCATGGCCGGCCTGTTGATTTTCGATGACGACAAAAAAGACAGGAGGTGGTGATGCTGGTTTTGGGACGGAAGCCGGGCGAGTCGGTACGTATCGGGGACGATGTGTTTATCAAGGTTGTCACGGCCAGAAATGGCCAGATTAAACTCGGCATCGACGCACCGGAAGAGATCAAGATCGTCCGCACAGAACTGGAAGGCAAACGCGATGCCGCGTGAGCAAATACAGATGGTGGATGGACGATTCCGCCCGGCGGTAGCGTGCGAATGGGATCTCATCAATCTGCAACTCGGACAGATTGCCAACCTGCGATGCCGCGTGAAGAGTCTAGAGGACGCATTCCGCGACGTGGCCGGGGAACTGGATGTCATGATTGGTGAGCTAAGACGTGATCCGCGATGGGACGTTCCTGACGAGGCATCGAGCCTGAAAGACTCCGTAATGGATATGTTGCACGAAGCAGCGGACACAGCGTCGAACCTGCTGAATCCAACAACCACGATCATCTCGGACGCGGAGATTGACTGAATGCGTGAGCACAGGACGGCGGAATACCTGATCCGGCACAACGTGCAGGACTTCGCGTGTGAAGGGCTAGCACTGTCGAACACCGAGATGGACCGGCTCCGTGTCTCCGCCGACCGGCAACAGGCACACGTCCGAGATCACGGCGAATGCTCACACGGATGCAGCGACACGGAACGGATCACACATCACCGAAATGGCGAATTGGTTTGCAGGTGGACGCGGGAGCCGTGCCCACAACAGAAACAACCGTCGGCCGGCGTGGCTGACGTACTGGCGGAGTTTTCAGACATGGGAGATGGCGACAATGGCGACAGCGACGAAAGCGGCACCGACTAAATTCCTATCAAAAGTGGCAACGACCGGCGGGAACCGTCCCAACATCGTGGTCCTGCACGGAGTCGAGGGGATCGGCAAGTCAAGCCTGGGAGCGTCGGCACCTGGTGCGGTGTTTGGCCTGTCCACCGGCGAGACTGGCCTGCAAACACTCATCGACGCCGGCCAGGTGGACGAGACACCGTATTTCCCGGAATGGGAAACGTGGCCGGATGTGCTGGAATGTATCGGCGAGTTGATCACGGGGAAGCATAAGTTCAAAACGCTGGTGATCGACACGCTCAACGGTGTGGAGCGGCTGTGCCACGAGCACGTCTGCCGCGTCGAGTTCGATGGCGACTGGGGTAAGGCCGGCTTCCTGTCGTTCGCCCAGGGCTACGAGGTCAGCCTGACCTATTGGCGCGATCTTCTCCGGGCACTCGACCAATTGCGAACAGAACGCCGGATGTCGGTTCTATTGCTGTGCCATTCGGCCATTCGCACATTTCAGAATCCCGAGGGTTCCGACTACGACCGATACACGCCTGACCTGCACCGCAAGACGTGGGCACTGACGGCCCGCTTCGCCGACGTGGTCATGTTCGGCAACTTCTACACCGAGGTCGTGGGAGCACGTGACGATGCCGCCAAGGGCAAGGGCAAGGGCGGCACGGAGCGAATGCTGTACACGGTGCGGAACGCGGCATTTGACGCGAAAAACAGGCATGGCCTGGCCGATGAGATCCCAATGGGCGACAGCGGGACGCAAGCCTGGTCAAACTTCGTCGACGCGATGAAAGGCGGTGCGAAATGAGTGGAAGATTTTGGACAGCCGGCACCTACCGGGCGAAAGTCACGCAGATCGAGCTGGTCGAAACCAGCGGCGGGAATAATGCGATTCTGGTCTACATCCTGCCACTGGCCGCGATCACGGACGGCGGCGAACTGCCGGTCGACCCGTCGCCATATAGTCAGAAAATCTGGCTGATGTCACACACCGACAACACCCGCGGCTATACGCTACGAAAGCTCCGTGGGGCCGGCTGGGAAGGCAGCCAATTCCAGACGCTGGCCGAAGATATGGGCGGGATGGTGATCACTGTTGAGGCGACAGACGACAGCTATAACGACCAGTTGACCACTCGATGGGATCTGCCACTGCCAACCGCCAGGCCGCGGCCGGTCAAGGCCCAGGCGTTAAACGCCGCGTTCGCCGATCTGCTGAAAGCCGAAAAGACCGACACACCGCCGGCCAAAAAGCAGACCCGCCGCAAGCCGGCACCGCCAGACGATGAGCAACCCGTGCCAGTCGCTCCGGTAGAAACGCCGGGCGATGAAATCCCATTCTGAAATTGTCGCCGCTGGTGGGTGGGTACTGCGTACCGTGTGGTGGCGGTTGGTGCCTGCCCGCCGGCCTTTTAAGGACTAGACCCATGAGGACAGTAACAGCGGTGTTGACCTTGGCCTG